CTGACTGGATTCTCATCAATTGCTCGGAGGAAGGTAACATTGATACATTGAGAACTAAGATTCGGCATTTTGCAAGCACCGTCTCTCTTAGTGGAGATACACGCAAGGTTGTGATTCTGGATGAGTTTGACTATTCAAACGCAAATAGTATTCAACCAGCATTGCGCGGAGCAATTGAAGAATTTGCAAATAATTGTAGATTTATTTTGACTTGTAATTATAAGTCACGAATTATCGAACCCATTCATTCACGATGCACATGTATTGACTTCACTCTACCCACCGCAGAGAAACCAGCGATTGCTGCTAAAATGATGGAGAGATGTGTCTATATCCTCAATCAAGAAGGCGTGAAATTTGATAAGAAGGTACTTGGTCAATTGATCATGAAGTACTTTCCCGATATGCGTAGAATTCTAAACGAACTTCAACGCTATTCCGTGTCTGGAGTGATTGATGTTGGTATTTTGGCATCAGTTGCAGAGATTGAAATTAAGAATCTGATGTCAGCAATGAGCAGTAAAGATTTTGCGACAGTCCGCCGTTGGGCAGCACTGAACGCTGAGACTGCTCCTCAAGAGATCTATAGGAAAATTTATGACGCTCTTGGCGACCATCTGGAGGGTCAGAGCATTCCAGAGGCGATCATGATCCTAGGGGAGTCTCAGTACCGTAGTGCGTTTGTAGCGGATCAAGAAATTAACCTAGTGGCATGTCTTGTTCAGATTATGATGTCATGCGCGTTTAAATAATATGTTATCTGATTTTTTAAACTCAATCAACCAAACTAAGGAAAATATTCTTGCCAAAGACAATCGTCTTGAGAAGGATTATGTTCCTTTTGTCATCAATAAGTGTTTTTCTTATTTTCCCGATACTATATTTTATGCGAATAGACTGAATCAAATGGCATTTTTGGATAAAAAGATGCAGTATGATTACCTGCTACACTCAATTCCAAAGAGAAAACGATTTTCAAAGTGGATAAAACCAGAAGAAAATAAGGATATTGAGGTTATAAAAGAAGTTTATGGGTACTCAGATGCCCGAGCTAGGGAGGTTTTAGACCTACTTCCTATGGATAAACTACAGCAACTTGTACAAAAAGGTGGTCAAAAACGGTAAAAATATAAATATTTTCTGTCAAAATGGGAGTATATTATGGCAGAAGATATTTTTGAGGGATTGGGAGTAGAAGTAAAATTAAATAAAGAAGAAGACTTCTTAAAGGTCAAAGAGACACTTACGCGAATTGGAGTGTCATCTAAGACTGAGAAAAAACTATACCAATCATGTCACATACTACACAAGCGTGGTAGATACGCAATCATGCATTTCAAGGAAATGTTTGTTCTTGATGGTCTTGAAAGTGATATGTCTACTGATGATCTTGGACGAAGGAATACTATTGTTAAATTATTGGTTGAATGGGGATTGATTGAAGCAATTGATCCCAAGAAGTATCAAGAACCACAACTATCCTTGGCAAGACTCAAGATAATACCACATAAAGAAAAGAAAGAATGGACGCTAGTTCCTAAGTACCACATAGGAAAGTGACATACATAGTAGTGGAGATTTTATATCATGCAAAAGATGCAAGCAATCGGTGCTCCATTCGCTATAGAGCACTCTTCTAACTCTGATTTAAAACCAAAATATTTTGATTGGACGATAGAAGATTATCCAGTAAAGGTATTTATTGATGCTGCTATAGCAACTGGAATGTCATATCAAAAACGCGCTGGTGAGAAAAAAATAGCATGGGTATGCGAATCCCGTGCTATTTTTCATTCTATGAGTTTTCCTAGAGATGTTTGGGAAAAAGAATTAGAAAAAATTTCAAATTCATATGATCTTTTATTTGTATCTGAAAAAGACTTAGTAGGAAAGTATCCAAATATCAGATACTGCCCATCTGGTAGTAATCTTCCTTGGGTGAAAGATCAACAAATGTTTGAAAAAACTAAACTAGTATCAATGGTTGCTTCTCCAAAACGATTTGTCTTTGGACATGCTATTCGCCATTCTGTGGCAGAGCAGTTAAAAGATAAGATTGATTTATACGGAGGTGCTTTAGGATCTAGCAGAATTGGAAAAGATACTTGGGATAAATCAGAAGCATTAAATGATTATATGTTTTCGATAGTCATAGAAAATGACAAGTACGAAACTTACTATACCGAAAAATTGACAGACTGCTTTGCTACAGGAACAATTCCTGTTTATTGGGGCTCACCTGATATTGGAAACATGTTCAATAAAGAGGGAATTATAGAATTAATTCCAGGGTTTGACATAAATGTCTTGACACCTGAACTATATTATAGTAAATTAGAAGCGGTAAGAGATAACTTTAATCGTGTTAAAGAATTGATCTCTGCTGATGATCAATTATTTGAGGCGATCCGTGAAAACTGAAGTGGTATCATTTTATTCTGATATAGATGATCGCACATATTATAGTGATCATGCTCGTCGTTTAAGAATAAACTGTAATGAGAATAATATTCCTCATGATATTCGTGAATTGCCAAGTCGTGGTGAATATAGACTAAATTGTTTAGCAAAACCAAAATTTTTACTTTCTGTACTTGAAGAAAAGAAAAAACCATTTATTTGGTTAGATGTGGATTCTTTAATTCACAATGAATTAAAGGTATTTGATGATTTAGAAGACAAATGTGATATGGTGTTTGCTTATCAGGGAAATCCCCAAACTATAAACCCAAATTTTCCAAAGGCATCTCCAATATACTTGACATATAGACCAATAGTTATTGAATTTTTACAATATTGGATTGAAAGGTGTGAATTCAATGAACTTAATCTAGGAACAAAAGTATTCGATCATGAAATACTTATGGGTGAGGTTTTACCACTGTTCATTCCAAAAATAAAAATGGGAATGTTGGGTATTCAATATGCCATATGGCCTGGAACAATTCTTCCGCGAGGAATTGACCCGATGATTACCATGGGGATTGCTGATGGTGACTCTAAAGAAAAATCACTTAGGGAAATGGGTTTGGATGATGCTACTGTTAAGTTTAATTTAGTAGGAACCCGTACATGAAACCAATTATCTTAAACGGTGATTATATGATATCAGAATCAGATATTCCAGATCTATCTGATCCCACAGAAATTCATTTTACACGATTTGGAGAAAATAGGTATCCGAATGGAATCCCCTCATTCAAGAATGAAAAAGCATATAAAATATTTTGTCATGTCAATGAACCTACTACTTCTAATTGGGTTGAACCTGTAGAAAATATCATAAAACATCATAAAAAATATGACAAAATTGTAACATCCAACAATACTGTTTTAGAAAACTGTGACAATGCCAAGTTTATGATATATGGTACAACATGGTTAAATAAATCACCACATCATCCCGATTCATTTGGAAAATATGATGATCAATTTGAATTAATTCCAAAAGAGTTTTCTCTTTCTATGGTGTGTGGTGCTTTATCTGGTAAAATTGGATATAATATAAGACATTATGTTTTCTTAAACAAAGATAAAATTACTTCTATACCTCTTAAGTTTTATAGTTCAACTAGATTTCCAATACCCAACATTCAACAATTACCAAATGATGACAAGATTAATTTGTTCAATAGCATGTTCTCAGTGGTAGTGGAAAGCACAAGTGAACCTAACTACATAAGTGAAAAACTCATAGACTGTTTAATCACAAATACAATTCCCGTTTACTGGGGATGTCCAAATGTAAATGATTTTTTTGATACAAGTTATTGGATTAATTTAGATCAGATCTTTAACACTAAGTTTGAAGAGTCTCACTATTGGAACAATATAGACAAGATAAAACATAATGCCAAACTAGCGAAAAAATATTGTGATAATTTTATACAAAGAATACTGGAGGCATAATGATTGTACAAATAACGATTACAAGAAATGAATTATTTTTGATAAAAGAAATGATTCCTTTGTGGAAAAAATATGCAGATGCTTTTGTTTTCATGTTAGATAGATGTGATGATGGAACATTAGAATATTTGGAAGAAAATAAGGACAAATTTAATATATTGGCAATTCTTCCTAGTAATTTTAATGATAATGAACTTAGTCACGAATCATCTACTAGACAGAGATTATATGATGAAGCCTTTAAATATTCTGGAAATATTATATGTCTAGACACAGATGAATATCTTGATGGAAATATTTCTAAAAAAGAATTAGAAAATATTTTAGAAAATAATAAAGATACTTTAATCCATTTACAATGGATACAATATAC